GGGACAGTTGCTGAGGATAGCCATGGGAGTTATAATCTTACTAATTCAGGGGCTATAATAAACCAGACTGGAAAAATAAACGGAGCTTATTTGTTTGGAAACGAAAGACATTTATATAATAATGATGTTTCAATCCCAGAAGGACAAAGTTTTACGATTAATGCATGGGTAATGAATCCTACCGGTGCGCATTCAACCTCAAGATTTTGGAGTAGTCTGACAGCCTCTTACGAGAATTTTTTTAATATTGGGACAGTGGCAACATATGGCATTTCTGGGGTTATGGAATGTACTGATGGTACTCAAATTTTTCCAGTTTCTACGAATCCCACATGGGGAACGGATGTTTGGAATATGGTCACACTCGTAGTTGAGCAGTCTGGAGCTGATGTAATAATAACAGTGTATATTAATGGAGAACCATTTATAACAGGGACATATACAAATAAAACTTTAAAACCATGGACGCGTTTTAAAATTGGTAAATTACCAAGAGAGACAGCCCAAGACTGGACTGGCTCAGCAGATGAAATTGGGTTTTGGACAAGGGCATTACCAAGCACAGAAATAACACAACTTTACAACGCAGGAGCAGGGCTTAGTTATCCGTTTAGTGCTGGGGAATCAATTATAAGGATTAATAAAATACAGGATGGATTTATAAGTATTTGTTATCCATCAGAAGAATAAAAAGGAGGAAAGATGCAGCTTAAAAATAATTCACAACACAGACCAGAAGGAATGATAATCGATATTGCAGAAGAAGATGCAAAGGAAATTATAAAGACAAAACAATTTGTAGAGTCTACAAAAGAGAATCTCATTGTCGAAAAAAAGAAGAACAGTGTAGAGAGTGAAGATGAATCAATTATATAATTTAGAAAATTACCCTTTTAAATAATATATATCTTATTATAATATGCCTAAACAATTTGACAATATGGTAAGTACAACTGATAGACAGAAAAAATCCCACGATGGGAAGACCCTAAGTAAAGAGAGCGTTAAAGATTGGAGACTATTAGAATTTTTTGTTCCAATTGAAGAGGCTCTTCAAGATGAAAATGATTTTATTATCAAAGGTGTGGCTATAAATGAAACAATTACATTGAATAATGTCAAATACATCTCGGAAGAATTAGAAAGAGCAGCACCATCTTTTAGAGGTGTACCAATATTGTTAGATCATGTTAATGAAGTCAAGAATATCGTAGGAAGAACAACTCAAAATGTCAATTGGAATCCGAATTCAAGAAGAATTGAATTTGAAGCAAAAATCATGGATAAGGATATTCAAGAAAGAATAAAAGACGGAAGAATTGGAAGTGTTAGTATTGGAGCTAGAGTTGAAGACTTAATAGAAGAAGACGATGGCTCTATGAAAGCAATTGGCATAAAAGGAATGGAAATAAGTTTAGTTGCTGTTGCTGGTGATAGTAATGCCACATTGGCACATGCATTACAGCAAAGTTGTATATTGAAAGAAAAAGCTATGATGGAGAGTTATTCATATTCAACCCCTGTTGATAAAAAACTAAATTTAGAGGAAAATACCATGTCAGAGGAAGAACAGAAGGTAGAAACACCTGAAACTTCTGAAGAACCTGTCGAAACTTCTGAAACTTCTGAGGAGTCTAAAGAAACTCCAAGAGAAGAAAAGAGAGAAGAAGTTGCTGAAGAAAAGGGTAATTCTGATATTGAAGAAATGAAGAAACAAATTTCTGCAATAAAAGAGTTGCTAATTGAGAAAAAACAGGTAAAGGAGGAAGCTATGAAAGAAACAGAAGATAAGACAAAGGGAAAAGTTTCAACCAAAACTGAAGAAGCTTTGAATGATATTGGCAACCGAATAGTTGAAGCTGTTGGTGGAAGGTCATTTTCTATGTATAGAGATTATACAAAAGAAGATGATGAGTCAAGTCTGAAAAGATTAATTAGGTAATAGTAAATTTATTTATTATTCGTTTAAATTACAGTCATTGAGCTTTGAGCTCAAAGTCATAAATTAGTATAAAGGAGGAAGAAAAAGAAAAAGATGGCAGCAAGTTTTAGTAATCCGTATGGAGCAGTTGCACTAACAGATGGAGGTGTCCCAAGAAACTTGACAATCAAAGCTAGAGAAACAATCTCTGGTGGTTGGTGGGTTAATGGTTCGTCTACAATTGGTGTAGTTAGCTCAGGTGCGGACAGCTATGCAGCATCTGACATTGAAGGATATACAGTTTCAACTGTTATTGGTTCGTCAGTTATTGGTCTTGCACTTGATACAATTCCGTCAGGAACTTATGGTACAATCATAAGGCGTGGTGATGTTATATTGCCAGTAGCAAGTGGAACAAAAGTAGGGTCTGTTTATGCAGGATGGCCAGTTATGGCAGGAAGTGCAGGAACAGTTGTACCTATGGGTTCGTCTTCAATATTCACTCCATTCGGAGATGGAGTTGGAGTAGCACCTTTCCCAGTAGCAAGAGCAATGTCTACGATGGACAATACAGGTGGATTTATCGTTGTTTCTTTAAATTTGTAAGATGGAATATAAAGCAATCCAAGAATTTTTAAGCACTGGATTAGGAACTGAAGGACAGCTTTTGCTACCTCGTAAGATTCACGATACTCTTATTGAGGAAGTAGACAAAAACCTTATTCCTAGAAGTGAAGCAGCAATGTATTTTGGACCAAGTGACATTCCTGGAAGTAGTATTGATGTAGACCTTGTAACTCCTAATCAAATGAAAGTTAGGATTACAGCAGAGGGTGCAGAAATACCTATTGACCAGAGTGCATATACTTCGTTCAATTTAAAGCCACAAAAGTGGGGAGTAGCATTAAGAATAACAAGAGAAATGATGGAAGACTCTAAGTGGAATCTATTACAGCACAACATGATGGTTGCTGGTAAGAGATTTGCAGAAAAAGAGACTGAATTGATTATCTCTGACGCTCTTGATAATGCTTCTAACACTGTAACAGGTGGAGCAGCTATTACAATTGCAAATTTAACAAGAGGAATGCAATATCTAGATGATGGTGATTACACTCCAACAACTTTGTTTGTTGGTGCAGAAGTAATGAACGATCTAAGGAATATTGATACTTTTGTTGAAAAGATGGGTAATAGAGATATGTTGACTAGAGGTTTTGTTGGTGTAATTTATGGACTTAATGTAATTAAGTTCTCTACGAATGCAGCACCTTCAAGCACTTATAGCAAATATGCGTATATTACTGATAAGATGCAAGCATATGTGATAGCAGAAAAGCGACCTGTGACAATCGAGAATTTTGAAATGCCTGCATTTGATATGTCGGCAGCTTCTGTAACTCAGAGAATTAAAGTTCGTCACTTAAGAGCTGATGCAATTGCAAAAATTACAACTTCGTAAATAAGTTGTAGAATATTTATTATTTTTATTTTTAATATTTACAAAAAATAAGACAAAGGAGGAAAAGAAAAAATGGCAGACTCAACAACCACAGGAAGTACAATAGTTGGAACTATAAATGGAGGACTACAAAAAGGTCTTACAGGAGGAGTATCAGACCCTACAATGAGTACTAAGATATTATCAGTATATGGAAATCCAAATACTGTAGTAACTTCTAATATTGGAAGCCAATTAGCATACGATGTAGAGAACTTTGATATTTATATGTCAACGACTGCAGCTGGAAGTGAATGGAACAGACTTGGCTCTCTGACATAAATTTTTGTCTATAAAAATGGCAGGAACAGAAATAAAAGTTAATCAGTCAGGAACAAGTGTTGGCTTATCCAATGGTATTTATTTTAGCGGAACACAATTTCAACAACAAGGAGCAATACAAGCAGTTTTACTCTGTGCTTTAAGTGGACTAGCAGTAATTCCTGTTAGATGCGATAGCACAGGAAGAATTGGGAGCATATTTTGATTTTGTCTTTTAAGCAAAATGGTGACATATTCAACTATTGAAATTGGAAGTATAGTTTATAATCTTGTAGAGGGAATTTCTTCTGGTATTTCAGGATTATTGATAAACGGATTTTTACCAGAACAATCATTAAACAGAGTCTCTAATTATACAGGAGATGCAATATCAGTTTCTGCAATACCTGCTGCATATCAGCCAGCAATTTTATATTTCACAGTATCGCAAGTCCTTAGCCAATTAGAAGCTCAAGGGCTTGGAACCAAATCTGTTAAAATAGGAGAACTTTCAATAGCAAAGGGAATGGTTGAAGGGACTTCACAGTCTTATGAGCAGATGGGTATGAAAGAACTAAATGATTTAGGACACAAGACGTCTTATTATACAACATTCAATTAATATGGTGAATGGTCTTTCTATAAGTGAAGACGAATTCAAACGTCTTGAACAAAAAGACCAAAATCTAATTCTATTCAAAAACCAAGTACATACCATCGAACTAATAAATGGATACAAATTATTTTATAAGGTATCTAGTATAATTGGCTCGTTCATAATAACTTGTTTAGGAGGAATGTTTTATATGATTGTGGAACATATGAAAGGATAAGATGTCGATAGTAACAGATTTTCAGACAGGGGTTGCAGAAGCTTTAAAATTTGGAAAACTTGTTAGAATAAAATACTATAATGTTGTTGAAATTGGAGAGGGTTATGATGATGATATACGACTTACACAGTCAGGAGCAGACCTTTGGACAAGTGGAGTAATATTGCCAATAAATAATTCAAGAGGGAGTAATGATTCTGTTTTACTGGAACAAGGGAAAATTCTTTATAATGACACAAAACTTTATATAGATGGAAGGATTGATACTTCTGGAACAATTAAGGTTGGTTTAGGAAGTCCAGTTGAAAATGAATATGCTTTGTTGGGAGAAGGAATAATGAATTGGGAAGTGAATAATACAGATATTTTGAAAAAGTTATATATAAGGCAATTGCAAACAGGAAGTTTCATAGGAGAATATAATTAATGGCAATCGATGTTTTTAAAATAAAAAAGAACGATAAAAATCCACCAATAGCTGTGGCTCTCCAATACAATGATGGAACAGCAGTGGACTTAACTGATTCTACTCCATATTTTATAATGGCTCATCGTGATTATACTCCGTATTTTAGTGGAGCTTGTGTTATAACTGGGAGTGCAACAGGGCAAGTAGAATATAGATGGACAGGAACGACAGACACAGGAAGTGTTGGAATTTTTTGGGGTGAATTCGAAGTTAATTGGACAGGTAGCAAAATGACTCTTCCTTCAGACCATAATTTGCAGATTCATGTGTATGAAGATTATAATTGATAATGGTAAAAGTGACAGGAACAAAAGGGAATATTGTTGATGTTCAAATTCTTGGAGTTGGAGAAGTGTTGAGGCTTCTTCAACAAAAACAAAAACGAATAATTATTGGAGAAGAATTAGGCATCGTTAGAGCAGGAACATTCATACAAGAAGAAGTAAAAGAAAGCATAATTGGAAATCGTGCTGAGAAAAAAAGCGTTGACTCTGGTAATTTTGCAAATAGTATTGAATTTAAAAAAATAGCAAAGGATGAAGGCAGAGTTTCCCCGTCTTCTAGAAAATATCCAAATGGCCAAACGACAGATAAGGTTGCATTAATCTTAGAAAATGGAACTTCAAAGATAAGACCAAGAAGACACTTTGGAAATACAAAGACAAGGAATCAGCAGAAAATAAAGGAAATTATAGAAGACGAAATAAAAAGGAATATTTAGAATTATATAATTTAGAGATTAATCTTTAATAATAATTATCATCTTGTTTATTAGTAGACACAAGCGAGTGTTTGCAAAATATTCAAGCGAGAATGGGAATTACACAAGTACAAAGCACAACATTTTTATCAGATACGATTAATCTTATTAGGGATAAGATAAAAAATGGAATAGAAGACCCAATTTTTGACTCAAGACCTTCTGGGCAGAAACTTTGTTATACATCATATCCTCAGAATGCTGTAACTTATCCAATCATAAGCATTGTTGATAGAGGTATAAATCAAGTATCAAGATTAGGCATGGCGAGTGAAGGAGCGCTTATTTCCTTAAATGTTGAAATAAGAATATGGGCAAGAAACGTAAAAGAAAGAGATGGAATTTTTGATTCAGTTTATAGTTTTCTAAGACAAGACCAACTTGATGCAACATCAGGATTAGCAGATTCAAATTTACATGATTTTCAGTTGTTATCAGCAGTTAATATTGATGAAGATGGAGAGGGAGGACCAAGAAGCAAGGTGTGTGAATACCAATTCTTGATTATAGTAGATTAAAATGAAAGGGGGTAAAAAATAATAATGAAATATTTATCAGACCAGAATAGAACGTGTTTTCAATATGAATCAGGTCTGTATGCTAATACATCTGGGACAAGACAATGGATAGGTCTCGTACAAGACCACTCTTTAGAACCAAACACTAATGTTATTCAGGTTAGATATCAGGGCTCTACAGATAGGAATGTCAATGATTTTGCTGATGGAAATAGAGAGTGGAGTGGAACTTTATCTTATTACCCACAAGATTGGAAATTTTTAGGATTTGCAATTGGTAGTGTCCAAGATTTAACAGGAAGTCACATTTTTACAGAGACAAACACAGACGATAGAGTTCAAACTATCCCTCATCAATTGTCTTCATTCACAACAGAAGATTCAAAAAATCTTGGTCACGCTGGCAGTAATTTTATAAGGACTGCTATTGGATGTATGATTGATAGCTATACATTAACAGCAACACAAGGTGAATTAGTTTCTTGTGAAGTGAATTATCTGGCACAGGATGCAACTATGACATCAGGAACTATCGCTGCTTTGGCACCTACAACGACTAAACCATTTATATTCGATAATGTAAAATTGTATATTCCATCAGGAACGCTAATGAGTAATACAAAGGAAACTACATTTTCAGTCAATAATAATCTTGAAAAAGGATTTTATCTGAATGGATCAAAAGTGTTGAATGAACTGTTGCCTATGAACAGAGAATATGAACTGACATCAACTTTAGATATGGATCCAAGTAATGCAAGAACAAT